CCCCTACAAATGCTCAGAAGCATTGACCCATCTACCTTCCAGCCCAAGATTGGCTTCAAGACTAGATACGGTATGGTCGCTAACCCATTCGTTGTACAGAGCAACGGCACACCTGATGCTGAGGCACTTACACATAACCGCAACCAGTATTACAGAAGAGTTAGAGTTGCTAACCTTACCTGATACAGGTTCACATTTCAAGACCTCCCTTACGGGGGGTCTTTTTTTATGCGACTAAATAATAAAACATGTTCCCTTATATTATGCCTCGTGGTCGCTTGCTCAAAATTGATATGCTCGCAAAGGTATATAAATTAAAAACAGAATTGTACAACAAAGAAGAAAGAAATTCTAATATGACAGGTCAGTGGTATGACGGTGCTCATGATTCACTAGATAAAGTATTAGATATCATAAACGAATATAGTCAATGAATCAATCATTATTATTATTTTTATGTTTGTCACCACTTGCCTTAATCTTTGTTGTAATGAAGATTGCAGTGTGGTTAACGGAAACTGCATCTTTTAGATCTGAAACAGAAAAACTTAAACGTATGCAACATGGTCCCTATGAAGTTTGGGACGAAGAGGAGGACAACGATGAGTGGTGATATTGGACTACATCAACAACCAATTATTTTTTATCATGAAGAAATGACCGAAGCTAAAAAAATTGTGTTACAATCAAGGGGCATTAAGTTAGATTACTTAGACAACAAAAATATAAAAGATGTCACAGATTCAAACACTGACTGGGAAGACTTTTGGACAAATGAAGACCGACCAGAATAGTTACACAAAAGAAGAAGTTGATGCTTTGATTGCAGATGCTGTTCAAGAAGCAATTGCTGAAGCTAAAAAAATTGATGAAGCATCAATGGCAAAACATAATAGAGACGCTACGGTAATCTCTATGATTTTGGGATTTACAACTCTTGCTTTATTCGTTGATGGGTTACTTCGTTTGTTAGGTATTATTCCACCGTTCATGCATATTGATGTGGATTTACTAGATCAAATAGTTAATAGAGTAGAATCTGACGTTATAGATAAATTAAAACAAGTTCCAATCCAAAAAGTATTTCAACGCTAACGCAATGAACATGGATGTTCTTAGAAAAAGAATACGTCAACTAGAGATAGCAGAAATAATTGATAAAGCTATTGAAGAATATTACACGGAAAAAGGTTTGCCTGTTCCAAACTGGAAAAAACCAAGAGTTGAATGGTGGAGAGAGTACCTTATCGGTCTAGGACTAGATCCAAACAACCCCTAAATACTTATAACTTAGGAAGTTGACATGTCTGCTGAATGGTACAAAGAACAACCTAGAAATAGGAACTTCTTAAATCCTATTGGTTATCTCCTGAAACTAGAAAAGTTTGCGGGGGTAGATTTCTTTTGTCAATCAGCAAATGTTCCTGACGTTCAAATGCCCGTTACGGAAGTTCCAAGTAGGTTTAGAAACCTACCTATTATTCCTGGTGGCGGAGTAACGTTTGGGGATTTTACTGTACGTTTTATTGTTGACGAAGATCTAGTTAATTATAACTCTATTCATACATGGATAAGAGACAATGGTAATGCAGATCAGATGCAACGTACAACAAATGAATTAGATATTCTTACTAATGCACAGCTACACATAGTTACTTCCCAATACAACCCAGCATTTGTTGTAGAGTTCAGAGATATATTCCCTGTCTCTCTAACTAATTTACAGTTCGATGCTACAATAACTGATGTGGAATATATTACTGCAGAGGTGACATTCAAGCACCAGCAGTTTTTCCTTCGTGATAAACAGATGAAACCTCTATGAATTTTGATTCTCTTCGTAATAAATTTGACAACTTAAGAGCGGACTGGGCAGAAGATAGTGCTGTTGATTTTCAGTTCAAGAATAAAAATTATACCACAGATTTGGGACAACTAGCTCTTGAGATCCCATTTCAACACAATAAATACTTAAACCATTTCACTGACATCTCTCAGATCAAAGCCTCACTAGAATTTGAGATCCGTAAATTGGTTAGACAAAAGCGTGAATACTATTCAGGAGAAGCAGACGCAAAAGTTTACGCTGAAAAACCATTTGGATCTAGCATTAAGACTTCCGAAAAAATGAAAACTTACCTTGAGAGCGATGATGAGATCATCAATCTTGAGGCAAAAATTAAATATCTAGATCAGATGTTGTACTGGTTAGATCAAGTCATGCGTCAAATTTCAAACAGAGGGTTCCAGATCAAGAGTGCTATTGAATGGGAGAAATTTGTAAACGGACAATGATGACTACCCTTAGTATTAAAAAGAAGAACGAAGTTTACATCACAATTAATTCAAAAGAACCACACGTTCATCAAGAACTGTCAGACTACTTTACTTTTGAAGTTCCCGAAGCTAAGTTCTTAAAAAAGAATCCTAGATACAAATACTGGGATGGAACTATTCGTTTGTATTCACCAGGTACAGGTGAATTATATCATGGTCTAAAAAAACATTTAGAAACTTGGGCGTACGAAAGAAGTTACCATATTGAATATGAAAAGAATGATTGGTATGGAGATGTAGAAGACCCCAATGGTTTTGTTTCTCCTGCTGGTGTAAAGACGTTCATGGATAAAATTGTCCACGGCGATATTAAACCTCGTGACTATCAATATCGTGCAGTCTACGAAGCTATAAAAAATAATCGAAAGTTACTTCTTTCTCCTACGGGATCTGGGAAGTCTCTTATGATCTATTCCCTCGTCAGATACTATACTGCTACCAACAAGAAGACGCTGATCATCGTCCCTACTACGTCCCTCGTAGAACAAATGGTCAATGACTTTAACGATTACGGGTGGAATGCGGACGACCATGTGCATAAAATATATTCGGGCAAGGATAAAAATACGGATAAACCAATTATTATTTCAACCTGGCAATCAATCTACAAGTTTCCCAAAAGATACTTTGATGATATTGACTGTGTTATCGGTGATGAGGCACACTTATTTAAGTCAAAGTCCCTCACAGGAATCATGACTAAGCTACACAATGCCAAATACCGTTTTGGTTTTACTGGAACACTTGATGGTAGCAAGACACATAAGTGGGTACTAGAGGGATTGTTTGGAGATTGTGAGAGAGTAACTAAAACAGATGACCTGATCAAATCTGGTTATCTTTCTAATTTTAGAATAAAAATACTTCTGTGTAAACACGCTCCTCAGCATTTCGAGACATACCATGATGAAATGGAATATCTTGTAGAGCATAAAGGAAGAAATAATCTTATTAAAAATTTAGTTAAGGATATTGAAGGTAATACCCTAGTTCTATTTAACTACATTGAAAAGCACGGTGAACCACTTTATGAACTAATAAATAATACTATAGATCCTGAACGAAGATTATTCTTTGTTCATGGCGGTACTGATGTAGAGGATAGAGAAGCTGTTCGTCAAATTACTGAGACGGAAAACAATGCTGTTATCATAGCATCTTACGGAACTTTCTCTACAGGTATTAACATTAAAAGATTACATAATATTATCTTTGCTTCTCCTAGCAAATCTCGTATACGAAACCTACAATCTATTGGTCGTGTACTCAGAAAAGGTGAGGGAAAAGATATCGCAACTTTATACGATATCGCTGATGACATCGGCGGTCAGAATTATACGCTTCGGCACTTGAATGAAAGAGTCAACATTTATAATGATGAAAACTTTAAGTATGAGGTTATTAGAGTAAACCTTAGAGCAAACTAATATGGAAGATGAATTCTATGCAACGGTAAAATTAACGACTGGAGAGGAAGTAGTAGCTAAGGTTGTCTATCTAGCAGACGAAGATAAAGTGCTATTAGAAAACCCTCTCCAAGTTCTTGCTGCAAAGCAAAGGAAAGGGCAGTTAGAAGTATCTGGTTTTTCTTTTAGTGAATGGATCAGCGCGTCGTTTGATCAAATGTTTATTCTAAATAGAAGTCATATTATTACAATGACTGAAATTGATGCTCCTATTCTAGACTTCTATGAAAAAACTTTACAGAGATTAGAGAACGGAAAGAACTTGACTGGAAGGGCGGGGAAACTGCCCCGTGGTTCTGGGTACCTAGGATCTGTAACTGATATGAAAAAGTCTTTAGAGAACATCTTTAATAAAAGCTAATACCTTCTCCCGAACCTCTACAAGGTTAATTGTACTGAGGTTGGCGGGGTTTGTCAAGCCCCCTTTACAAATCCATTTTTCTATGCTATCATTAGTGCATGATTATGGTAATAAACCATGGCACCCGCAGTAATGACCCGAAAAAAGACAGAATACTACGTCAACAACAAAGAGTTCCTTGCTGCGATCACTGACTATCGGCAGAAGGTTCATGCCGCAAAGGAAGCTGGCAAACCTCGCCCACGAGTCACCAATTATATTGGTTCTTGCTTTCTAAAGATCGCAACACACCTATCTTACAAACCGAACTTTGTCAATTATATGTTCCGTGAGGACATGATTTGTGATGGCATTGAAAACTGTCTCCAATACATTGACAACTTTGACCCAGAAAAATCCAAGAACCCATTCGCTTATTTCACTCAGATCATTTACTATGCATTCTTGCGTAGGATCCAGAAGGAGAAAAAGCAACTAGAGATCAAAGGCAAGATCCTAGAAAGGTCAGGATATGATGAAGTTATGCACACCGACACATACGATGGTAGTATGTCTGGTATGAATGCTTCTTATTCTGACATGGGTAGCATCAAAGAAAACATTGAAACTAAAATGAATCGCTAATGCCAAACCCCAACGCCTTATATGATGACATGGAGAGACTTAACTCTCTATATGAAGAACTATGTTGGGGGCATGACGATGAACTCGTTTTTACTCACGACGGTCAACGAATTATAGTTTACAATAAAACTCAAGAAGATGCTTAATGAACTAGAACGTAACTTAGCTATGGTGAGAATGATTCGTCTCTCATCAGATGAAGTGCGTGGTAAATTATCTTTTACATCTAGAGATTCAACTTGGAAAATTTCAAAACCAACTGGAGAATTTTTACAATCATTAATACTGAATTACAATGAATACTAAACCTGTTGAAAACAACGAACAACTAATTCAACGCTTTACTAAAAGAACCACTCAATTAACTGAGAGAAAGGAACAACTTCAAGAAGCGTATGATGAATACAATAGAATCGAGAGAGACCTGACTAGGTTGGAAGGTTCTCTACAAGCTATTGAATATGTTGCTTTTGGTAAGATGCCAGGTGACGGTAATCATGATAAATTCAAAGATCACAAACCTTCATAGTACATGCCTAATGAAATTGACACAGGAAGTAATTGACAAGATCCAAGAAGCATTGAACCATACTAAAAAAGATGGTACAATAAATTGGCAAGATGGTGATGACATAGAAGTTAGTGTCGCAGGCACATTTGCTGCTGACAAATTTATTGTCATCAACAATAGATCTAAAAAACCTTGGGTGCCTTCTGCACCACATCCCAGATTTGATTACGAAAAAGGAGAGTTTATTAAAGATGAAGATAGCACTGATAACTGATCAACATCTTGATGGACGGAAAGGTTCTTTAGCATTTTGGAATTACTTCCAGAAATTTTATGATGAAATCTTTTTTCCAACGCTTGAAAAAGAAGGTATCACCACCATCATTGATTTGGGTGACACTTTTGATAACAGAAAGTCTATGGACTTTAATACTTTTAATCGTATTACTGAAAATTATTTCAAGCGTTTGACGAAGTATACTGTTCATATGATTCTGGGTAATCATTGTACGTACTATAAAAATACAAACAAAATTAATTCTCCAGAGCTATTGCTGGAACAATATAAAAATATCAGTATCTATTCTGAACCAAAAGAGATTACTCTTGGTAGCAAAACATTTTTGATGATGCCATGGATTAATTCAGAGAATAAAAATAGTAGTGTAGAAGTAATGCAAAACTCCACTGCTGATATTATGTGTGGTCATCTTGAGTGTGATGGATTTGAAGTTACACCTGGTATGAAATTTGATGGTGGATTTAAAGTATCTGACTTTAAGAATTTCAAACGTGTGTGGTCTGGACATTTCCATCACAAATCAAAACATGGTAATGTTCAATACCTAGGCAACCCTTATCAGATGTTCTGGAATGATTATAAGGACTCTCGTGGATTCCATATCTACGATACTGAAAGTGATCGACTTAAGTTTATCAGAAATCCGTACGAAATCTTCGAGAAGATCTTCTACGATGATGCTTCACACGACTACAACAAATCAGATGTGTCTGATTATAAGGACAAGTTCATCAAGCTTATCGTTGAAGAGAAACGAGACTACCAAATGTTTGAAACACTGGTTGATCGTCTTTACAACGTAGGTGCTCATGATGTTAAAATTGTTGAGACTTTAGTTGATGCAGAAAATATCGAAGATGCTGATCTTGAAACTAAAGATACAATGACTCTTCTTAATGAGTACATTGATGAAGTAGAGATTGCCGTAGACAAGAGTGATTTGAAGTCCTTGATGAGAACACTATATATTGAAAGCTGCAATGTCGTATAATGTTTGTTTTAACATTAGAAAATCATCCAGATGGTGTATACTCTGTGTTTGATGCGGCAGAGGATAGAGTCATTCCTATCTTCATAGCTAATGATGATGCAGAAAGATATCTGATGATGATGGAACAGGAGGTCGATGAATATCCTCCTATGCAGGTTGTGGAAATGGAAGATCATGTTATAATAGGAGCATGTCAAGACCGTGGTCAGAAATTTTCCATTATCACGCCTGACGATTTTTTGATACCACCCGATGATTCTGATTAAATGATTATATTTGAAAAAATCCGTTGGAAGAATTTTCTTTCTACGGGAAATGTCTTTAGTGAAATTGATCTAGAAGAAGGTAGAACAAATTTAATCGTTGGTAGCAACGGAGCAGGTAAGAGTACCATTTTAGATGCTCTTACCTTTTCTCTGTTTTCAAAACCATTTCGTAAAATTAGTAAAGGGTCTCTAGTCAACAGCATCAATGAAAAAGATTGTATGGTTGAGGTGGAGTTTCGTATTGGTAAGATAAATTATAAAATTGTTCGTGGTATCAAACCTAACAAGTTTGAGATCTATTGTAATGGACAATTATGGAATCAAGAGAGTTCTGTAAACGAACAGCAGAAAAACTTTGAGCAGAATGTGCTCAAGATGAATTACAAATCATTCACACAGATTGTTGTGTTGGGATCCTCTACGTTTATCCCATTCATGAAATTGCCTGGTGGTCAACGTCGTGATATTATTGAGGACATATTGGACATTCAAGTATTCTCTACTATGAATGTTCTCCTCAAAGATAAGATGCGTGAGAACAATGATGAAGTACGTGACATTAATTATCAACTTGATCTTCTAAGGGATAAGATTGAATTACAAAAGCAGACTATGCTTACTTTAGAAAAGAGAAATCAAGAAGAGATTGATCGTAAGAAAGAAAAGATATTTGAATATAGAAAGACTGAGCTACAAGGTTCAGAAGATGTTCAGGAATTGACACAACAAATCTGTAATCTTAATAAAGAAATGCAGGACTATTCCAAGTCCAATGAAAAATTGAAGAAGTTGAACACATACTTGATCAAGGTGACACATAAGTTGAACACATGTAAGAAGGAACTTGAGTTCTTTGAGAACAACCATGTGTGTCCTACGTGTACACAAGACATATCAAAAGAGTTTCGTGATTTAAAACTAAGTGACGGTAAAGGTAAGGTCAGTGATATTAATGTGGGGTGTGAAGAACTCCAGTCAGCTATCAAAGACGAAGAAGAAAGAAGTGAAAAGTTTGTCACCTTGTCACTTGAAGTTAATGGATTAAATTCAACGGTATCTCAAACTAACTTTCAGTTGATGACAATTCGTAAACAAATGGATTCACTTGAAGAAGAGATTAAAGAACTGCAAGGTGATAGTGTTGATAAGAAATCAGAGTACAATAAATTAGAAACTCTTGTTGAAGATAAAAAGAATTTACGTAAGCAACAAGCTAACTTGAAATCTGATCGTGATGTTCTTACAACAGCAGGTCAACTCCTTAAAGATAATGGTATCAAGACTAGGATTATCAAAACCTATCTTCCTACTATGAATAAATTGATTAACGAATTCTTACAAAAGATGGAGTTCTATGTCAATTTCACTCTGGATGAGAACTTTGATGAGATAATTAAATCAAGATACCGTGATGTATTTTCCTATGACTCGTTCAGCGAAGGAGAAAAAGCTCGTATTGATATCGCTCTTCTGCTCACTTGGCGTAGTATTGCTAAGCTTAAGAATAGCGTGGATACTAACCTCCTCATACTCGATGAGATCTTTGACGGATCTCTTGACCAATCTGGAACATCTGACCTAGGATGGATCTTACGTAACTTTGACGATAGTACAAAAGTATTTGTAATCAGTCACAAGCAGGGTATGGATGATAAGTTTGACCGTACTATCTCTGTGGAGAAGGTCAAGAACTACTCGACCCTCAACGTGACAGTTAACGAAGTGACACACGGACTGGTTGGCTAGTCCGTTTCTTTGTTATGATGTGTACATCAGCAACAGAGACACATGACAAAAAACAAAGAAATCAAAGGTAACCTCGCTAGACTTCTTGCTACAGAGAACCTTGTTGTAGAGCATAAGCAATGCTACACAGCTTCTTTTGATGTTGACCGTCGTGTCTTGACTCTTCCTAACTGGGACAAAGCATCTGACACAGTATACGATATGCTTGTTGGTCACGAAGTAGGTCATGCACTGTTCACACCTAATGAAGATTGGAGAGATATCGCAGACTGCCCTAAAGATTTTGTGAATGTTATCGAGGATGCTCGTATCGAGAAATTGATGAAGCGTAAATATCCAGGTCTTCGTAAATCTTTTGCTGGTGGTTACAAGGAATTAAATGATCGTGACTTCTTTAATGTTCAAGGAGAAGATCTTACAAAGCTTAGTTTGATTGATCGTATCAATCTTCACTTCAAGATTGGTGCTAATGCACTTATTCCTTTCAGCATTGAAGAGAAAGTATTTGTTGCTCGTACTGACATTGCAGAAACTTTTGAAGAAGTTCTTCAGATTGCTGTTGATGTACATCAGTTCAGTAATGAATTTGAACAAGTTGATGAGATGCCTGCAATCTCTCCTGAGCAATCTCAAGAAGAAGGAGAAGATCAAAATGATCAAGTAGAATCCGAAGAAGAATCTGAAGAAGGTTCAGATGAGAATCAACCTGATATCAAACCTAACTTTGGTGGTGCTAGTTCCACATCTAATCAAAACTATGATGAAGATGATTGGGATGAGGAAGAGGAAGAAGGTGATGGTTCTGAAGGTGGAGAAACTTCTGAGACTCAACGTTCTTTCAACGAAAAAGCAGAATCTCTTTCATCTCGTAACTACGGTCGCAATACTACATATGTTGAGATTCCTAACAATGTTAATCTGGATGATCATCTTGTAGATTGGACTGTTCTTCATGGTTGGATTGACAGTCAAGCATCTGACATTGATGGCATCTACGATGAAGTTGATAGTGCATTTCGCGAGTTCCGTCAGTCATCACAAAAGGAGGTAAACTATCTTGTTAAAGAGTTTGAGTGCCGTAAGTCTGCTGACGCTTATGCTCGTGCTGGTGAATCTAAGACTGGTGTGCTTGATACTACAAAGTTACATACTTATCTCTATAATGAAGACATCTTCAAAAAAGTAACTGTTGTTCCTGATGGTAAGAATCACGGTCTAATTTTTATTCTTGACTGGTCTGGTTCTATGCAGCATGAGCTATTGCCAACTGTTAAACAACTTCTTAACCTTACTGCATTCTGTAAGAAAGTTCAGATTCCATTTGAGGTGTATGCTTTCACTAATGAGTGGTATGCGGCAAAACGTGCTATTGCAAATGCTGCAGGTGAACTTGTAGAAGATGATAGTTATGATTCTTACTATCGTCACTGGGATGGATTAAAGAAAAATGAATTCTATATTGATAGTAGGTGCTTCCACTTGATGAACTTTATTTCATCTCGTTCTAATGCTCGTGACTATGAGCGTATGTGCAGGAACTTGTACAGAGAAGCAAACTACTACAAGAGTTATGGTGGTTATCACAACACAATTGGTGTTGGTCTTTCTGGAACTCCTCTCAACGAAGCTATTGTAATGTTGAACTACATCATTCCTGATTTCAAATCAAAGAATGATATTCAGAAAGTCAATGTTTGTATTTTGACTGATGGTGAAGCATGTCAATCTGCTTATGGTAAAGAACAGTACGTTGAGCACAAAGATGAGAATATCATCCGTCCTTGTCGTATCGACTGGGGCAATGCTCTCCGTGATCGTAAGACTGGTCGTGTATATCCTGAGTTTGAATATGACTCTGTTACTAACATCTTCATTCAACAGGTTCGTGACCGTCATCCTGAAGTCAATGTAATTGGTTTCCGTATTCTTCAAGGTAGTCAGTTGTCTAGTTTTGTTGGACGTTATGCTGACACTTATGAGAAATATCCTGAAATCCAAAAGCAATGGAAAAAGGAAAAGTCTGCAATTATTCCTAATCCTGCAGCGTTCACTGCTCTCTATGCTATCAACAGCAATTCTCTTAATGAAACTGTAGAGTTGAAAGTTGAGAGTGGTGCTAAGAAGGGTGAGATCTCTCGTGCATTTAAAAAGATGCTTGCTAGTAAGTCCACCAATAAAAAGCTACTGAATTCTTTCGTAGAGTATGTCAGTTGACAAACTGGTACACTAGGGGTCGCCAACGACCCCATCACCCCTTATACTATATTCATACAACACAAAAGACACATGCCATTCGCTCCTGTTCCAGTTACAACTGAAGACCTCGTTACTTACCTTTCTGATAAAGTTGGTACAGAGGTAGATACCAAGTCACTCTTTGAAGCATCAGAGCACTTCAACTGTTCTCTCGCTACCGTCAAGAAGAGACTCAAGTCTTATAAAAAGGGTATTGGCAAGTGGAATCTTACTGTTCAGGAAAAGCTTGAGCAAACTTACCAATCACCTGCTGCTATCCCTGCAGTGCAGCAAAATCTTATTCCAGACAAGGATCCTAACTACATTCCTTTCGGAAACTTTTCTGACGTAAAGAAAATCATCCAGTCTGGTATTTTCTATCCTACATTCATTACTGGATTGTCAGGTAATGGTAAAACCTTCTCTGTTGAGCAAGCGTGTGCTGCTCTAAATAGAGAACTGATTCGTGTGAACATTACTATTGAGACTGATGAAGACGATCTTATCGGTGGATTCAGACTGGTCAATGGTCAAACTGCTTGGCACAACGGTCCTGTTATTGAAGCATTGGAGAGGGGAGCAGTGTTGCTTCTAGATGAAGTTGACCTTGCATCTAACAAAATCCTTTGTCTGCAATCTGTTCTTGAAGGTAAAGGTGTCTTCCTTAAGAAGACTGGTAGGTATGTAGAACCAAAAGCAGGATTCAATGTCATAGCTACTGCCAACACTAAGGGTAAAGGTTCTGAGGATGGTAGGTTTATCGGTACTAATGTATTGAACGAAGCATTCCTTGAGCGTTTTGCTCTCACTTTTGAGCAAGAGTATCCTACACCTGCTACTGAGACTAAGATTCTTCAGAAGGCAGCAGGTAACCTTGGAGTTCTTGATGAAGAGTTCTGCACTAACCTTGCTAACTGGGCAGACATCATCCGTAGGACTTTCAAGGATGGTGGTATTGATGAAGTCATCTCTACTCGTAGACTTGTACACATCATTCGTGCATTTGCTATCTGGCAGAATCGTATGAAAGCAATCAAGGTTTGTGTAAATCGTTTTGATGATGAGACTAAGCAATCATTCATCGAATTGTATGATAAGATTGATGCTGATGTAAACACTACTGAGGAGGAATCAAATGAAAACTCATGAGTTTCATGGGTATGTGGGTAGTCTCGTAGCTTTACGAGGCACCCAGTGTCGCACTGCTAAGATAGTTGGTGGCAAAGGTTTAGAACTCTACATGCAGGGGATTGACGGAAAGGTGTTTAAATGCTACCATGATAATATTGACTTCATTTGGGACAAATGACTTTGAAATACAATGAAGATGCTCTTATCCAAGAGCTACGTGACTACATTATTGGAACCTATGGACAACACTACTCTGCTGGTAATGACAGTATTCAAACGTTAGACTTGATTGAAGCATGTGGTGACGCTGAAGCATTCTGCAGAAGCAACATCCTCAAATACGCTTCACGCTATGATAAGAAGGGAACTGCACGTAGGGACATTATCAAGATCCTACACTACGGTCTTCTCCTTCTTCACTTCTCTGACAAAACTAACGTTACCGAAAACTACAATCAATGAGCAAAGTAATTCTATCTAAAAAAACGCTTGATGTACTCAAGAACTTCTCGACAATCAATTCATCAATCGTATTCCGCCAAGGAAGCACAGTACGCACTATTAGCAATGCAGAAAACATTCTGGCAAAATTCACTGGCGAAGAAGTATTTCCTTCTGACTTCGCAATTTATGATCTCAGTCAGTTTCTTAGCGGTATCAGTTTGTTTAATGATCCTCAACTGGAATTTACCAGTGGCGATTTTGTTAACATCCGTGGGGGTCGTCAGTCTGCTAAGTATTACTTTTCGGATCCTGAGATTACGCTCAAGAGTGCTCCAGAAAAAAATGTAAAATTTCCTGGTGCAGACCTTGAGTTTAATCTTTCCGCTGATGATCTTCTAGCACTACAGAAAGCATCTGCTGTCTATAGCTTGCCTGATCTTTCTTTCTATTCTGAAAAGGGTTCTGACCAAATCAAACTTATCCTTAGGGACAAAGAGAATGATACCAGTAATACTTACGATCTCACCGTCGCTGGTTGTGCTACTGGCACCTATTCTCTTGATCTTAAGATTGAAAACATTCGTGTCTTACCTGGTGATTACACTGTTAAAGTATCTCAACATCTAATTTCTGAATGGATTAATACTGATGTTGATCTCACTTACTATATTGCACTAGAACCTTAATGAAAGAGTTTGACTATGACCTCGATTACAAGTCTCTTGACTTCACAGACGAGGAAACTCGTAAACTTTATCGTATTGGAAGGGGAGAGCAAGGAGTTCTACTGGTTCGCCCTTATACTAACGACATATGTGCTCATTGGAGATTCAAGACTCCAGCAATTGCATTAGAATCTGCACATGCCATCTTCGACATGTATCTTGATTACCTAGAAGACAAAGACTTTATAGGTATGGATATGTGTCGTAAGTTTTTGGAGATGGGTTTTACTAGGTCAAGGCGATACGCTAATCATCATACAGGAAAAAAATATGATGATGAAGGTAATGTAAGACCCCAAGAACCAGATCATGCCACTTGTAAGTATGCTAAGTCCGCTAAGATATTTAAGAGTGTCAGGGACATGGTTGCTAAAAATGACAGATATGTTATGATGAGAAAACAATGGAGATCATCTGAATGAACATATTTGTTACTGATCTTAATCCAGTAAAATCTGCTCAGGTGTTACCTGACAAACATATCGTCAAGATGCCCCTAGAAACTTGTCAGATGTTATCTATCGTAGCTTCTGATAAATGGGGTCATGGATACGGTACTATTCCTAGACTAGATGGCAAACCCTATTCAACTGACAAGGGTGCCTTTCGTAATCATCCTTGCACTGTGTGGGCAAACGAAACAGTAGCAAATGCACGTTGGTTGATTCGACACGGTTTAGCATTATGTGAAGAATACTCCAATCGATATGCAAGAATACATTCTTGTTTGCATACTCTTGCATATGCTGATAAACTATTTCCACTTGATGCCACACATCAATCAAAACTTACACCATTTGCGAGAGCTATGTATGATGAGTTTAAGTATGACACAAGCATTGACACTTTTACTGCTTACAAACGTTACATTAGCAGCAAACCTTGGGTTGCATCTAATTATCTTCGTGACCCATCCCGCAAACCCTCTTGGATATGAAACACGTACTATTTGATTTAAAAGAATGTCTATTCACTGGTCTATTAGATGATGAAAAGTACATCAAAGAAACTTTAAAAGAGGCAGCAGAAATTGGTAAACTAGAAGTATTAAAAATTGATAGTCATAAGTTTGAACCACAAGGTGTGACTGCCTATGCATTGCTTGCAGAGAGTCACATTAGTGTACATACATGGCCAGAGGATAACGTCGCTAGATGTGATCTGTTTTCATGTAACGTAGACACAAACTATAAAAAAGTGGTAGAATATATGAAGGAACGCTTTCATTCTTGTGAAGTCAAGAAATGGACATGTGACAGATCTGATTGGATTTAATTATGAGCAAAGAATTTTTGTGGGTGGAGAAATATCGCCCAAACATTGTTGAAGATTGTATTCTCCCTGAAACTATCAAAGAAGTATTTCAGGGTTTTGTCAATCAAGGAGAACTTCCTAACCTGCTATTGAGTGGCACCGCTGGTGTGGGTAAGACCACCATAGCTAAGGCACTATGCGAAGAGATTGGTGCATCCTACATTGTGATCAATGGATCTGATGAAGGACGTTTCCTCGATACCGTACGTAATCGCGTACGTCAATTTGCCACCACTGTCTCTTTGACCTCTGGAGCGTCCCACAAGGTCGTTATCATCGATGAGGCAGACAACACCACCAACGACGTGCAACTGTCCTTGAGGACTGCTGTAGAGGAGTTTCATGGTAATTGTCGTTTTATCTTCACATGCAATTTCATAAATAAAATCATCGAACCACTGCACTCACGATGCACGGTCGTTGATTTCAGAATCAAACCTGAGCAAGCTGTCAAACTTCAGGGTGAGTTTTTTACTAGATTGAAATCTATTCTAACTCACGAGAATGTGGAGTATGAAGACAAAGTTCTTGCTAAGTTGGTCAAGCGTTATTATCCTGATTGGCGTCGTCTTATCAACGAGTGTCAGCGTTATGCTGCTACAGGTAGTATCAACTCTGCCATACTGGTTGATGTTGCTGACGTTAATCTTGATTCTCTGCTTTCTGCTCTGAAGAAGAAACAATTTACCAATGTGAAAAATTGGGTTGTTCAGAATATGGACAATGATCCCACAATGGTGATGCGTAAAGTGTATGATAGTCTCTATAGTGTATTAAAACCTGCTTCTATTCCTGAAGCAGTTCTAATTATTGCCAAATATATGAATAGTATTCCTATTGTTCCTGATCAAGAGATCAATTTGTT